TAATTCCAAAAGGTCGTATCGTAGCAGTCGATCCTGACGTTCGTTCTAAAGACGAAAATAAAAATATTACTCTTAACGTATTGACATTGGCTAACGGTGGTTCTCCAGTTCGTTTGCGTAAAGCTGGCGACGTTTATGGTGCTGCTGGTGTAGTATCTACAGATGCTACAGGTAAAGCTCTTGTGAACATGGATGTTGATTGGGTTCCAGTTGCAGGTTATACATCTGCTTACACAGCTGATCTTTATAAACCGTTTGCTGATGGTGGCGCTAAAAAAATTGCTCGAGCTGCTAATCTTGAAAAAGACGAAAAAACTGGTCTTTTAAAAGAAAACGGCGGTAAACCATCTTTGGTGCATCGTAATGCTAACGTACCTATCGGTATGTTGATGCGCAATGAATATACTCGTGATGCTGATGCTTGGAACGGTATGACTCCTGGTGCAATCAAAACTGACGTTATGGTTGAACTTCCTCATTTCTTATTCAAAGATAAAGCTGAACAAAATCCTTGGGGTTCTGCATACGGTGCCCTTAAAGCTGGGGATTTGGTTAAATCTGATGAAAATGGTCGTATTGTAAAATCTCCATTATCTGACGAAACAGCTGTTGAAGGTATGAAAGTTGCAGAATTGGAAGCTGAACGTCAACAAGTTATCGGTCAAGTACACGAAGTAAATCGTAACTTGGTTCCAGAAGGTTCCACTAAATGGATGAAATGGGCTCTTGATGATCAAGAAGAATTAGCTCAATATGCATCTGATGGTTATGGTCGTTCTTATCGCCGTGGCGAAGACATTTATGATGACTATGCATATTTCACTAATGCTGATGGTTATGAATTCAATAGCTTATATTCCGAACATGATTTGAACATGACAGCATCTAATAATAAACTTGATGTTTATGATTCTCGTCTTGGTGCTAAATATGAATATCTTGGTATTCCTGGTTTGACTGATGGTCGCAACGTAGCTCGCACTGAAGTTAAAGACGTTATTGTCGGCTTTATGCACCCAGCTGCTGCAGGTAAAGATTATCTTGATTTCAACTTCCGTGTTCCTGAACGTTTCATTGCTGATAAAACAGTTCAAATTTCTATTAACGACTCTTCTTATACTCCTGTAGTTAAAGGTGCTGTTATTAAACAAGCATTCGAAGTAGTATATTTTGACGAAACTAACGGCTTAATGCGTTTACATGTAACTGATAAATCTAAAGCTGATCAAGTTATTAACGCTGCTCCTAAAAAAGTTGCAGAAGTAAAAGTTAAATATGTTCGCGAAGGTCTTGCTGGTGTTCCTACATTTATGGATTGGGAAGGCTGCGTAGGCTCCGTTAAAGTATTGTTACAAAAATAATAGGAGATAAGGTTTACAAAATGGCTATTAATATGAAAGAATTTTTAGAAGACGCTCAAGCTGGTCGTGCTAAAGCTCTTGAAATTGCTCAAAAAGAAGGTTTGACACCTGAAGAAGCTGCACAACGCACTCGCGTTTTTGACATGACTGCTGACATCGTGTCTAAATTGAATAAACAACGTACTGGCGGTAAACATTTCTCTATTAAAGAAACAATTATGACTCCAGACGTAGTTGACTTGGTACCTCGTATCATTGAATCTAAAATGATCGAAGCAGAAGATACGCAATCTGTTATTTCTCCTTTCTTCACTAAAATTCAAGCAGGTCAAACTAGTGGTACTGTAGTTGTTCCTATCATCGGTGAACTTCAAGCTCATGAAGTTGCTGAAGGTGGCGCATACAATGATGAAGCAGTAGAAATCAATACAATGGAATATAGCTCCATTGAAATTCGTCCTAAAAAAATTGGTCTTAAAGTAACTCTTTCCGAAGAAGTTATTATGGACTCTTATTGGGACATCATGGAAGCTAATCTTTCCCGTATTGGTGGCGCAATGGCTCGTTATAAAGATGAATGGTGTGCTCGTGAATTTTCTGAACATGGTCATACAGTATTCAATAACGCCCTAGCTGCTCAACAACCTGATGCTGCTACAACTGGTCTTGGCGAAGATGCTATGCCAAACGGTACTCTTTCCGTTGAAGACTTTATGTCTATGTGTTTAACTCTTATGGCTAACGACAAAACTCCGACTGATGTAATTATGCATCCACTTTGTTGGTTGGTATTTGCTCGTAATGCTATGGTAGGTCAAGGTCTTACTTTCGGTGCTATGGGTGCTATGAATGTTCATCCATTCGGTACTACTCAAGGTACTGGTGGTTTTGCTGGTTTGTCTAACAATATGGGACCTCAAAAATTCGTATTAAACGAAGCACAAGCTGCGTTCAATTTGCCTATGCCAATTAATGTAATCTTGAGCCCACGTGTTAAATTCGATAAAGCTAATAAAACATTTGATATGTACGTTATCGATCGCAACAATATTGGTGCTATCGTTCAACGTGAAGATTTATCTGTTGAAAAATGGACTAATCCTGAAACTGATATTCGTATCATCAAAGCTAAAGAACGTTATGGTATCGGTATCATGGATAATGGTAAAGGTATCGCAGTTGCTAAAAACATTTCTGCATTACCTTCTTATCCTCGTCCTTCTGTTGTTCGAGTTCAGGAAGCGTAATTCGTATAACGTCTGACGATTAATATTGGAGGAGCTTCCGGGCTCCTCCATTTTTTATTTTGTAAGAGGTATATATATTTTATGACTCATCCAGATATGATCGCTATTGTTGCATTAGCACCTAGCGAAGTTAGTTATTACGATAATAAAACAGGTATTCGATTAAATGTTGCTAATCGTTATGCACCTATCTTTAAAGATATGGATATTACTAATATCCGTCGTTCTGTAAAAGTAGGTCGCTTAATGTTGGTTAACGGTGTATTACCTGGCGAACAAAAACAAGGTGTATTGGGTAGAATTCTTAAATCTTCTAGTTATGATATGGTAGCTCCTGGTATTGTTACTGAAGAAGCAGTGAATAAAGCTTTAGGAACTAAAGAAACTCCTGATTTTGATGTAGATGCTGCATTAAAAGAAGCAGAAGAAAATGCTAAACAAGTTACTGAAGCAAAAGAACTTGTTATAGAAAAAACAGAAGAAGTTTTTGAAGAAAAAACTGAAGAAGAATCTACAGAAGAAGAAGCTGAAAATATCGTAGAAGAAACTGAAGATACTACTGAAGAATCTGAAGATAAAGAAGAAGCTCATAAAAAAGTTTCTAAGAAAAAAGCTTCTACTAAAAAAACGACTAAGAAATAATAATATATAGACTGGAGTAACAATGTATAAAGAATTTGCTTTAGTCGATATGGAAGTAAATCCTACTGAAAAACAAATTAAATTATTTTTCACAGGAAATGTCGATCCAGATACTATTAATTCTGATACAATTGCGATGGTTCATGCTGAATCTCAAAAGATTCATCGATTAAAATTTAGAACGTCTAAAAAAGTTGTAATTATTACTGTATTAGATGAAATTAATCCTGGCGAAGAATATCGTTTAGATATTAATAAAACGATTAAAGATATCGTTGGAGCTAAACTTCAATCTAGTCTTATTCGTCATGTATATTTTAATACTAATATTTATTCTAACGTAAGAATTTTAAGCCCAGCTAATCATGAATTAGTTGACGGCACATTTATGTGTGAATGGCAAGAAATTCTTCGTGATAAACGTAGAAAACCTATATTAGAATATCGATTACAAATTGCAGATAATATCAATTTTAATCCCATCGAAATTGATACAGTAGTAGTGAATAAACAACGTATTGGTTTCCCTAAGCTAAAAAATCAGCAACAGTACTATATTCGAATCCGTGTTGAAAGCGGAAATGAATTTGGTAAATGGTCTGATGTTGCTACTTTTACTTATGATGGTCCAGAACGTGTTATTGATAAACTTGAACAGAGCGAAAAAAATCCTCATAAGATTGAGCCAGTATCTATTTTTGCGCCATATAATTACAAGCGTAATATGCACAATAATAAGCAAAATTTAGATACAAATCCATCTTCTAATGGATCGATGTCTGGCGATGAAATTAGTAATGCAACAGATACTCGTTTATTAACTTCTGATGGAAATATTCCGGCTGGAACTAATACAGCATTAACATCTGAAACTATCGATAAAATTATGAACGATACTTCTGGTGGAAATACTTCAGCTACTATTCGATTAGCTGACGGTACTCTTATTACAAAAGCATCGGCTGGTAATGCAGGAGTTGTTGTCGACGAAACTCCAGCTGGACAAGATATCAAACCCGTTGTTATTCAAGAACTTAAAGTTGTAAAACGTCCTCGACAAGGAACTAATGATTTCTTTGTATTTGAATTTGATGGCGAAATTAAAGATGAAAATATTTTAACGAATATTGAAATCATCAGAAAGGATTTCTAATGGCTGAACCATTTGAGTATACAATATTTGGTAATCGATTAGAAATCAAGCCAACTGGTGGAATGAAACCAGATTCATTATATGAAATTCGAATTAAAAGACTTGAATCTGTCGACGGTAAAAAAGTATTAAAATATAAAGTATTTACAGTAGCATCAGAACAAATTAGTAATTTTTATACACTCGGTGATGTTAATTATCTAATCAATGTATTTGATGCTAGTGATACCGAAGTTTTATATGCATTAAAAGAAGCAAGTCAGTTTGCTCAGTTTCTATTAAATCAAATTCCTGGCTATGAAAATAGAGCTGATTTGCCATATTTATTACAACAATTTTGTAAATTAAGAGCTACTCTTAGTTTAGTAAGTAAGCATGCTGTAACTACTACTACAAGTGGTAAAGTTTCTGGACATATCGGAAATATTAGTTTTGGTGCTACAGAATCTGGAGGAAGTTCTTCTAGTTCTTCTGGTAATGGAGCCCCATCTCTTTCTGATTTAATTAAAATGATTAAAGCAGAAATGGAAATATTCCAAAAATTAATAGTTGATCCTAGTTATTTAACTATGGGTCGTGCTGAACCAAGAGTAGGTAAACGATCTTATAACGAAAAACGTAAATTACATACTTATCCAACAACTTTATTTGACGATTTATCTAGATCTCTTAAATCATTGAGGAAAGCATAATGAAAAATTTAGATGAACGTATTAACGGATTAATACAATTAATGGAAGTTCCGGTATGGTTAATTCAACCTAACGAAACTATTGACTGTACTTGTAAAGATCCGACATCTAAACATGGCGATCCTACTTGTCCTAATTGTCTCGGCTTTGGTCAGAAAATAACGATTCGTGAAGTTCGTGCTCATATTCAACCTTTATTTTCTACCGATTCTGCAGATGACAAATTATTTTTAATGCGTGGATACGATATTTATTTGCGAAATGAATTTCCAATTTTTGCTGGCGATATTATTGTATTCGGTTTTAAAATAATTAAAATTACTTATGTAATGGATTGGTATTCAAATACTCCAGATTGCGTTTATTATAATGCTAATGGAGTAGATTATAAACGCAATCCACAAGCCTTTATGAACAACTTTAAAAACATAGTAGGAGGTTAATAATATGAACGACAAACATACAAGTTTGTTAATTATTGGTAATTCTGAATATACCAATAAAACTTGCAAAGTCGAACATTATGAGACCTTATCTGCTGTCGAAAAAGATTATAATAAAGAATCTGATTTATATAAAGCTTTTAAAACAGCTAAAGACTATGGAGCTCCTTCAATATATTTAGTTAATATGAGAACAATAAGTGATTTTATTAATATAACAAATCAGTTGATAGATTATGATTTTGCTTATATTTGCCCAACAAAAATTATGTTCTCAGATAAATATACTGATCGATTTAATTTAGATTTAAATAGTTTTTATTTAAATGATTTATCTTTTAAATGTTATAAAAATAGAAGTATGATTTTCGTAACAGACAAGCATGCTTCTTTATACGAAGATATCGATGATTTTAATAAAGACTATGCTGATAAAGTACAGGCATTTATGTCGGTACATAATAAAAATAAATTTTTAGATAATGTAATATGTGTTGGTAACAACTTAAAACATGTTGCATATAGTAATATATGTTTAGCCGCAAGATTAGCGGCTACGCCTATCAATAGTTACCCCGCATTTTTAAATGAGGATACTGTCTTTATATTAGATCATAAAGACATGCTTCCTAATGTTTGTTATTTCAAAAATAACTATCGGACTGGTACTACTATTGAAAATTTAGTTAACTTATCTAACGAAAATCCAAATAAATCTGTCATGGTTATGCGTATCGTAAACTATTTAGTCAGAGAAATGGATTTCGATGAATATATAGGTAAGAATTACCGTAAATTTTATTTAACAAAAATAAAAGAACGGTTAGATAATCTTTTAAAACAAAATGTTGGATTTATTTTATACGATTATCATATTGATAGCGTAGAAGAACAAATTCGAGACAATGGATATGGTGTGGACATCATTTTACGATATACATTATATCCATTATTTACAACAGAATCGTATACGGCGGAGCAAAGACTATGACAGATATTAATGAAGATTTTGTCCTCCAACAAATCAAACAAAAAAAGAATAGTCTTCTCGTAGCACAAAACCGTAGTGCGATGAGACCGCGTAAACGAGTTGATCGGTTGCGGTCAGATCGAAATATTAGTTTTGATGAATTTATCTCTATTCTTGTAGAATTAGTAGAAAAAGCTTTTAGAGAAGACGGTACAAAAATGAGCCCTGATGAAGGTGCCATTATTAATGATCGCGAAAAAGAAATTAACCATCCATACATATTTTTTAAAATTATAGATGGTGTTCCAGAAAACGAATTAAAACCTCGTATAATGGAAGATAGAATTCGTCGGGCAAAAAGTCAACAAGATTATATCCCAGACGATAAATATTCTGTAGAAAAAAATATCGAAGAAGAAGGTATTGAAGTATATCGTCATGCATTCAGATATACAATCCAGTTCGATATTTTTGCTACGAGTTATTCTCAAGCCAACAATGTTTTAAATGAATTTGAAACATTAATGGTCGATTATACCGGATATCTAAAACAAAACGGCGTCACCGAGTTATTATTCAAGGAGCGCCTAACAGATGCTTCTTATTCACAATATAGAGAAAAATATTCAGTTAGAAGTGTTCGCTATACTTTAAAAATAGATAAGATTCATGTAGTTACTCATAAACTTATTGAACGCTTATTAAATCTTGATAAACAATAATCTTAAGAGGTTGACTAAATGTATAGCTTTAAAGAAGAAATCCTTCGTGATCTTCCTGGCGTGTTTGTCGAAGTCAATTCTGTAAAGAAAAAACTTTATGATGACAGCCAATTCGGTACAACAGACGCTGTTCTTTGTATCGGTACTGCATTTGATGGTCCTAATGGTGTTCCTGTACCTATTTATGATCCAACATATGCAACATATACTTACGGTGATACATATGACCGTGAAACTAAACGTGAAGTAGACCTAACTGCTACATTAGCAGATGCTTATAATTCTGGTTGCCGTACATTGTATGGTTTCCGTATCGGTGGTTCTGAAGCTCAAAAAGACTTCAGATTGCGTTCTAGCGATTCTCTTCGCTTACGTGTAAAATCTCGTTTCCCATCTAATAAAGCTAAACACGTATACTTTAACTTCGATAATACTTCCGGTCAAGAAGTATTAACAATTTATAAACCTATTACTAAAGCTACAGCAACTGAACGTTATAATGCGTTGGTTGACGACGATCAAGAAATGATTAAAATCGATATTAACTTAGGCCTTAATGGTCAAGGTTTTAATGCCGATACTCCTCTTTCTGAAGTAATTCGTTATATTAATAAACATACTTTAAATAATGTTATTACATTGTCTATCGTGAACAAAAAAGGCCAAGATGTAACTCTTCATAATGAATCTTATGATTTGGCTTTAGGCTCTTTATTCCCAGGTGTTTACTTCTTAGGCCGTAAACGTTCTTTAGTTCCATGTCGTACAGAAGTTCGTACTCATG